TCTGGAACTTCAGTTTGAAAATACTGTAAGCTATTTAGATTATCTTCAGGGGCAGCAACTTCAAAATCTTCACAAGCGTTCACGAATACGTTGATCTGTATAGATTCACCAGCAGGTGCATTTGGAACTGTGAGCTTGTTCAAAACCCATATTGACACAACTCCATTTGCTGCATTGGTGGTACCGAATACTGGTGCTACCACCGAAGGATCATCATTCGCAGGAGAATGTGCCAACGGCGGATCAGCAGCCGTAAAATGTGGTACGCGCAAATAAGACAAATTCTGATTCCAAGGAATACGAACTTTAAACTTGCGCTCTTTTGACAAATCAATTATTCTGTTAAAACCAGCTACCCATTCAGGTACTGTAGAATTAAACCCAATCGGATCGTAATTAAATCTCAAACGACCTTTGTGGTACTGCGAAGCTGCGATTTCAAACGTAAATTCAATCGCGCCTCTCCAATATTCAAATGGATAAGCAGCAAAATGCATCGGAGTCATCGCTAACTCAATATTACCAGCAAAGTCAGATTTCTCAAACAATCCGCATGTTACCTGTGAATTGAATATTAAACTGTCAACTGCGTCAGCAGTTCTCCAGTCCGCTCTAGTTAACAAACTTCTTCTCTTAGCAATATTTCGAATCATTAACTCATCTTCTCCTGGATCATATCCAGTTAATTTTGGGTCTATGCTCAACTCTTGTTTAGGATCAAAAGTAAGTTTGTCTGTTGCTTCTTCAATAGAAGTATTTGCAATGTTGCCAGCAAAAGCTGGTTTAAACTTAGTGACAGGATCGACATTCACCGGTCGACAATAGCCAAATAAAGAGGCAATACGTCCAGTCATGTCAGCTCCAATCTGAGTTGCCAAAGCAAATCTCCCTATCACAGGAACATTAGTCAGATGACCAGCAAAGCGTGCCAACGCTGATGCTGGTTTAGAAATGACGCCCTGACCATATTCATCTCCTGACTGCGAGACAAAATTGGTACTTCCACACATTTCAACTTCAGACATCCAAGCAAAAATGGAAATTGTTACTGGAGCTGTTGTGGATGCCGTAGCAATCCGCAAAGCGTTGAAAGATGATAAAATTAACCTACCCATAGCTTGTTTTTCAGGCAAACTATCCAGGGCAAGCCAATTTGTAGGGCAACAAAAAGGCAAAAACAAATCTCCACCGGTGCAATCAGTCGGATCAAACGTGATATGCGGTCTCTGTGAATATACAAGATTGTCTATTACAGGTGCACCTCCCGGTGTGCGAATACGTTCCAAGCCACGTTCTCGAGGTCTATATGATAATAATCCTCGACCATAATGCCATTGCGTTCCGTTAATTACCAATTTAATATGTAGGTTACCACGGAACCACGCGTAATTCGCAGTTTTGTTTTCAATTAGTGGATTCTCCAGGTAAAGACTCCACGGGTCTATCTCCTCTCTCAAAAAGTCATTTATTGCCCATTCTCTTTCGTAAATTCGAATAGGACGTGACAAAAACTCTTTGAGTGACACATCGGCAGATAAACCATCACCGCGCAGAGAGTCAACATGATAATCGAGACCCACCGTCTCTGTCATCGTGCTGGTTGCAAACTCTGTCACGGTCGCCTTCTCTCTACCACTTTCTGGTTCTGCGGACCACTGCGTGCCCAAATTTCCAGAATGTGATTCGAAGGACTGTTCATCTTCATACACCTCGTCAAGACTAGATGAATCTAACTCCACATCTGTTAAAATGTTTCCTCGTTTAAGAAGCATCACAATCTTACCTGTAAGTGAAGACACCTTCTTTGTTGCGGGTTCACCACCCCAACAAGTGTATAAAAGCGTTTTCAACAAACGAGCTGTATTGTAACTATAATGAAATTCTTCGGTACGACTGTAAGGTCGTTTCCAAACAAGATCATCATTCATCGGACGTTCGGCTCCGGCGACCATCGAAAAAATTCGTAAATCTTTGTTACTGTTTTCGGTCATTTTATTTAAACTCGTACGT